TTGAGCTTACTATGGACCAATCGGATTTTTTCGGCAACGGCTTTCGACGTTAAGTATCCCCGAGGTATTAGCCGAGTCGAAAGCCCTTGATGAACAGGCAAAGCAGATCAAACTAGAAGCTATGCGTTCAGTTTGGTATATGCGTGGCGGATTGTCGTTTGCCGAAGCCATGAACCTCAGTTGGGACGAAAGAGAGTTAGTCCTTGAGATTGTCAAGGACAACATGGATATTACTAAGAGTTCTGGACTACCGTTCTTTTAACCAGCACGTACAGCTTTTAATAACTGAAGTGCCTTAGCAGTCTGAGCAGGATCCATCTTAACCAATTCTCCAAAAGCATTAGACATCACATTCATTTGCTCTCTAGTTAATGGATTCCCGGCCATATAGCTAGTAACCGATTTTCTTAATTGATTAGCATCAATACCTGGAAGTAATTCTGATAGTTTACCGTAGTTAAGACTGCCCTTGGTTTTAGTTGGCTCCCCGCCACCAGACATGCCCTGTTTAACTCCGCTAATGAATGATGATCCTATACCGCTGCTACCATCATCATCACCGGCATCGCCGCCTGCTTTACTAATATCTTGGGCTGAAGCACCTTGACCACCGATAACCGCATCAAGTTGTTGTCCCATTTTGGCTTTAAGGATATCAGTAACTGCTGCTTTGATAATACTATCTACAGTTGAATTCTTAAGTTCTACTTCGTCAATGATTGTTTCACTAACTGGGTTATATCGTAATCCCGCTAATTGAGCGATGCGTGACAATTCACCAATTCCTTCAGCTGGCTTTTTCTTTTTTTCCTCAGGAGGAACTTCACCCGCAGCGGGTGCTTCTGGCTCAGCTGGAGTTTCAGGAGCAGCAGGAGCTGCTGAATCAGCAGGTGCTTCAGGACTGCCAGGCTCAGCCGGAGTTTCTGGAGCACCGTCGCTGCCTGGACTAGGAGGTACCTCTATAGTACCAGTAGGTTCAATTTTATCCGCTCCAAGTTCTTTGGCAATATCTCCGGTTGCTGCTCCACCTGATGCCATAGCTGCTTGTTTTAATGCTGCTTCGGCTCCAGCAGTAGGAAAACCGTTTGATTTTAAAAAAGCAATTAACGCATCTGAATTAGGTTTTTGATCTGTTTGACCTAGATAAAAGTCAAATTGTTTTCTAAGACCGTTGGCATATTTGGCCATGTCAAGAGCACCTTTAGCAGTACTACTTCCAAACTTAGAAGCAATACCTAGACCAGCCCTTTTTAACATACCTACAGGTGCTTCAGATACCTGTTGTTGTTGTTTTTGAGATAATATATCAGTGATTTTCATTTAAAAGTATCCTAAGAACTTATAGAGTTATTTATGTGTTTAGGAGTGAGCGATGCTCACTCGTGTCTATCGCTAACGCTCAGACACATTTTTTTTAGAGTTAACTGCGAAGCAGTTTTAACTATTATCCAGATCGTTCAGTCACACTTAGCCCTTGCGGGCTAAAAGATGAACATTATCCGAGTCGAACATTGTCACACAGCAGTAGAGCATTACAGAGGCGGTCAGCCGGTACCTCGAGCTCCGTCTTATTCCTGACGGCGAACTATAATTTGCCTGCTATCGCATATTATAGTCGTGGGTTTTTCTCCCTCATTAGCCTTTTAAACTTGTCTTTTCGTACAGTAAACCGGTTATAGGCGTATCCGATCATCGTCCTGTTAAGGATAGTACTGTAGTTATCCTTCGCCAATTTAGGATCCTTACCGTGCGACATCACCACGGATTTTGGGCACCATAATAGTCACCGGTGCGGGTTTTTTTGGCGATTATTTTGCCTTTTTATGTTCTTCTAGACGCTGTCTAAGTATGTTTGATCCGCCAACTCTGACGTTTATAATGCCATTATAATAGTCATCTGTTTCTAAAACTCTGCGTTCAAACTGCTCTCTTGCTTCTAAATATGACATTTCTGCCTTGGATTTACAGTAGTAAAGTATTTCTCTAGTGAAGTTTTCCGGACCTAATGCTTGGACGTCTGCGTTGAGCCTATCAGAAGAACCAAAGTAGTCACGCCAATCGCTTTCTACTACTGATCTTCTTTTAAGTTTTTTGCCTTTAAGGGGTGGTTTAGTACGTTTGAATTGAGCTAATTTCTTGCCTATGTACTTCTGTCCGGTTTTGAGATTCGTGATGAGATAAACAAAGCCAATATAGCCTTCGGGAATTTCTTCTACGGGTTGATTTTGGTATGTCCACAGCACTCACTTAGTTATTTTTGGGGGTCTGCCTAACATGCCTTTTCTGGCTGCTTTACGTTGTTGCCTTTTTTCTTGTATTTCTACACGCCTAACACTTGCCTCGTTGCGTATTTCTGATAGCCAATATCTTGCCTTTATTCCTGCCTCGTCAGATCCTTTGTACTCAAAGCGGTCCTGCCACTTAAAGTACTCTTGGAATGCCTTGATCATACGATCGTGAGCATCTGTGCTCAAGCTACGATCTCCACATCATTCGAATAACTGGTAAAACCGTTTTCTTTTATTACTTTTAGCACATGATTCACCCTGCTGGTTAGGTCGTCTCTATGCGATATTAAGAACACATTCTTATTGCGTTCTCGGGTCATGCGTTTTAATACTGCGATAGAGCTTTCAACACCGCTGGAGTCCATACCGCTGTCTACTAATTCGTCAATGAACAACAGATTAATTGGCTGATATAGGTTTTCCCATACATCACGGAATGCCCAACTTAGACTTAATATCAGTCTATTACGCTCTCCACGGCTTAAGTTATCAAAATCTAAGTCTTGTCCTAGCTGTGTAATGATCACTGATAGATCGTTTTGGAATTCTACTATGTGCGGTAATCCAATTTTGTCTAGATAATAAGTTAACCGCTGATTCAAGAACGCTAGATTTTGATCAATAATACGTTTGCGTACAAAACTGTCTTTGTTAGTTAACAATTTGTATAGAAACTCTTGATGATCCTTGAGTTTTGTTAACTCATTAACTGCTTCCCAGTCTATTTCTTGTACTGCGGTATTTTTTAAATCATCAATTTGTTCAGCGTACGGATTAGTTTCTGCTTCTTTGACAGTGATATCTTTTTCTAAACCAGACAATGTGTTCTTATGATTTAGAGCTTCTTCAAGATTATCATAACTTACCTGCGGACAAGCATTAAGTTCGCCTAATAAGCCTAATGCTTCTCTGAGGGTGTCTAACTCTTTTTGGTGTTCATTAACAGAATTAGTACTGTCTTCTAATTGTTTGGTTTTAGTAGATACCATACTTTCATGTTTTTCGTCATGTAAGTCTTGGCCACAGCTATGGCATTTATGATCGGCTAATAGACTTAATTCTTTTTGCAGCTTGTCTAGTGTTTTTTGTTCTTTTTCAAAAGTAGTAACCTGTTTTGCGATCATCGCAGTTAGATTATCGTGTTCCTTTTTGTTTTTGTTCCACTCTATTAGAGCACGTTGATTAATAATTTCCTGATCGATATCAATAGTACCTAATATATCGATACTTTTTCTAAGATTCTCTAAAGCCTTTTCTTTTTGATCTTCCCACAGTTTTTGTTTACGTTCTAAACTTTCAATACTTTGTTGTATTTTTTCGTTAGAGATCTTAATAGTCTCTATCCTTGTGTTTTCTGTAGCAATAGCATCTTTGGTCTGCTTGACTTGTTCTTTGAGATTCTCTGCTTTTTCGCTGAGCAGCGTGATACCTAAGAGCTGCTCAATGATTGATCGTTGATCAGCAGCCTTCATTGATAAGAATGGTTCGGTGTAGGTATTCAAAGCCACAAGGTGTTTGAACATTTCGTGCGTCATTCCAAACATTTCTTCGATGGCTTTTTGTGTTTCTCTAGAATCGCCCTGACTTTCGTCTAGATCATCTAGCTCTTGTTCTTGGCCGTTGACGCTAAACTTTAATAAGTTAGGTTTACGTCCGCGTTCGATATGATACTCGATACCGTCTTTTTCGAAAGTCACAGTGGCTAACATTCCCTTGCCGTTGATTTTATTAACAAGGTTGTCTTTCTTAATGTTGGTCAAAGCATTGCCGTAGATAGCATAGCTTAGTCCGTTGATGATTGTAGTTTTACCAGTGCCGTTACGAGCACCGCTGTCATCACCACCTAAGTCTAAATTTTCACCTAACACTAAAGTTAATTGCCCGCGGTCAAAATCAATAGCTTGGGTTTGATTCCCTACACTCATAAAATTTTTAACAGTAAGATTTTTTATTTTAATCATAAGTCTCTGTAAATGTCCAACAATAATTTTTTGTCGTAGGAATCGCTTTCGATAGCATCGATCTGATTCATAACGATAGTATCAACAGATTCAAAATTAACGTCTATGGCCACAGCATTGCTTTCTACCTCTACTTTTTCGGGTATAAGCATAAGTTCTCTAAGATTATACTGAGGTATAAACTGTTCTTTGATAAAGTTAGCCTCTTCAAATGTAATAGGTAGATCTATAGTGACTCTACAGTGCATTTTTTCTTTAAGCAAAGAATCCGGACTATCTATAATTTGGCTCAGCTTATAGGTTCTAAATGTAGGCTGACCAGGCCAAACACGATATTCGGGTTTTCCACCCCACTCTAGCATCATCATGCCGCGGTCGTCATCTCCGGCATCGGCATAATTGTGTGGAAAGGCATTGCCGATGTAAGTGATGTTCCTACTGGTTTGACGCTTATGGAAGTGTCCAGAGAATACATATTCTTGATTTACAAAATGTGTGCTCTGTAGTTGTCCATGGTCAGGCATCTGTACCATAGCATTCATGTAGAAATTTGGAAGCTCGAGGTGCCCAAAAATATAACGACTCTTGATCTTAGGAACCCGTTGCCACTCGTCGCCCACTAGCCACGGTAGAATAGTAACATCGCCTTCAGTAAATGGATCTCTGATGGGTACTACATTAGGAAACAATCTCATAAACTCTATAGAGTTAATTTCACGTTTATCTTTATAAAATAGATCGTGGTTTCCTAAAATAAAATATACTTTTTCAAAGTTTTGACTTAGCCGTTCTAGGTTCGAAACGGTATAGTTCATGGTACTAACATCAGTGGTCGCACGATTGTGATGCCAGTCGCCTAAAAATATAGCAGTTTCACAACCTTCGTCCTTGGCAGTGTCGCAAAACCATTTGACAAATCCTTCACAATCGGCGTTGTGCGTTCGACTGCCCGATTTTAATCCAAAGTGTATATCTGTAAAACACGCTGCTTTTTTGAATAGACTCATAAAGTTATTATACTATTTTTGTTATAAAAGATCAATCCCAATCACTGCCTTCGGTGGTAACTGGACCAGGAGCTGATTGCGTTTCTCAATGTTGATAATTCTAACGAATGAGTTAGTAACAGCAGCGGTATAATAAGCAAAAGGATTATTAGATTTACTTTCATCGAATTGTAGTCCTATCTGAGTTAGTTGTAGAATAGCCTGCCCTTTCATCTCGTCGTTATAGGTATAACCACGAACGTTACCGCGGGTAGCATAGCGTTCACAGAGTTTGATAAACATACGGGCTAGGTCATTGGTCATCTGACCGTGATCCTTACAGAACTCTCCGGAGTCAATGCCTCCCTTCCAATGACTTTTTCCAACACATATAAGATTGTTATTCTCGTCATATTTCCAGTGCTGGAACGGCGGAAAGTTAACCTTTTCATGGCTGTCTGCTCTAGATTTAACTGTCTTTTTACGACCCGGTGCTAGAGGTATATGATCAAAAGTCATGATCCTAAACACGAGATCGTGTTTGTTAATTTTTTTATAATCTATTTCTGAATCTTTAGCAGATGCTTTTTTATTGGTCCGCTGTGCTATTTCGTGTGCTTTCTTGCTTTCTTTAGCGGCCCTATTTCTTTTGGCCTCTGCTATAGTTCTTACATTTAGTTTGTCAAGATTGGGTATTATTAGATCATAATCTGAATATTCTGGACTGGTATAAAAACAAAATGTATTTTTACTTCTGTGTATTTCTGCTAGTAAATCCTTGTTTGTTAAGTACTTTACTTTTGGTGGTTGTATTATTGTCATCTATTGATTCCTCTGGAAATATAATAATAGCACATTTTTAAGAAAATAAATAGTCTAAAGGATACCAATTTATGCCATTACCATTAAACACGGAAACTACTATCGGCGGAGTAGCGGTCGTTGTGAAGTCAGTTCCGGAGAAGTCATCGGGACCAAATAGAGGCGGTCGTAGCGATACTCCTCAGAATGCTGCCGATCAGGCGGTAAGTGCTTATGCCGCCCCGGGCGGTAGTAATAGTTATAACAATAGGCCTAAGGGATTCAGTATAAACGATTAACAACTACCTCGGTACCAACTCAAAACATGTGGGCTACCGAGACTGATCTCTCTCAAAGAGATACAGCTAGACGCAGTGTTCTCGGCGACTCTCGTATACGGTTGAATACTGATTTTACTGTTTTTAACAGTGATGCAGAAAACCCATACTTTAAACGGTTGATAGAAACGGGAGGTTTACTATTTCCTTATACTCCAAATATTTCTCTAACATACAAAGCTAATTATACAGGCACTGAAGGAATAGTTCATTCAAATTTTCCTTTTCAAGCATATAAAAATAGTCAGATCGAAGATATAACTATACAAGGTGAATTTACAGTACAAAATGCTGCCGAAGGGCAATACTGGTTAGCAGCAAATCATTTCCTGCGTTCCGCTACTAGAATGTTTTATGGTAAATCAGTTCCTGCCGGGTTTCCGCCAGTGGTGTGTACGCTATCTGGATACGGACAAGAAGTGCTGCCTTTTCTACCAGTAGTAGTTAAATCTTTTCAAGTGGACCTCAAAGACAATGTACAATATCTAACAGTTCCATCTTTGGTATGGAGTGGAGTTAAGGGAAACAATAGTGTTCCGATGCACAGTACTATAACGGTTATTCTTAGCCCTATGTACAATAGAGAACAAACACGAAGAGAATTTAATTTAGCTGACTACTCAGCAGGCAAATTAACAGGATTTTAATAATGGCCAACTATAAAAATACATCACCTTGGTTTAAGACTAGACAAAATTCTCTTTACCTAGACATCTTAAAGATTAGACCAGTACCGTCTAGCGACACTGATTTTACCTACATCATAGATACAAAATATAAACATAGGCCAGATCTACTGGCTTACGATCTTTATGGAACACCTAAGCTGTGGTGGGTATTTGTACAAAGAAACATGTCTATTATCAAAGATCCTATATATGATTTTGAACCGGGATTAGAAATAAAAATACCTCAAAAAAATAATCTAATGAATTATCTAGGAATATAAGATGGCCGATCAAGTTACACCTGCTACTGCTTCGCCCCTAAATGCTGTAGTGGGGGGCACGTTGCCAGACCGGGCAATAGTTGATTTAAGGAAAGAATTAGATAGCGGTAGTCCTGCTAAAGAATTTGCCAATGTTGAAGATAATATTTTAAAATATTATACTAACGTTATTCCTGTTTTTACCTTAGCACCATTAACACCAACAAATTTAGATTCTTTGCAATCTAACGGAACGTTTGGTACTGCTTTACAAAATGTAGTGCTATCATCTGCTGGGCGATATGATGCTGAGCGTGTTACTACTTTTTATGGTTCTCCTGAATATTTTATCAACAACGTTGAAATTTACACGTTTGCTACCCCGACAAAAATATCTGGCCTCTCCGGCAATCTTACTATAAATTTTGATGTTCATGAACCTTATAGCTTAGGCTTATTCATGCAGAGTTTACAAACCGCTGCTATCAAATCCGGATATACAAATTATGTAGAATGTGCTTGGTTATTAAGGATAGAATTTCTTGGATATACGCCTAATACTTTTAAACAACAGGTAATCCCAGGCACAACTAGAGATTATCCAATAAAATTACAACAAATACAGTTCACATCTAACGAAGGCGGCAGCAAGTATACTGTGAGATGTTTAGATTTTAATCTTGAAGCATTTAATAATGTATATGGAAGTGTGGAAGGTAGTATAACAGTTGAAGGCGGCACTGTTGAAGAAGTTCTTGCGGATTTAACTAAAAAACTAAACGAGGCACAACTAAAATTAAAAGACAGTAAATTAATACTTAATGAGGATACGTATAAAATTATAGTATCCGGAGCCGAACCAGATAAAATTTTAAAATCTAAATTTGTTAACGCAGACGGACAACCTGCCGAGCGTGGATCAAACAGTACTAATGTTAAAAACGAATCTGCAGATAGGAATCAAAAACAAGGAGGAAAACGAAGTTTTTCTTTTCCTGCCTTAGAAGGTCGCCCTCGAAAAATTGAAGACATTATTAAAGAAATAATGAAAACTTCTGAGTACTGTGTTAATGCTCTAAAAAATATTCCAAAGGATGGTTATGTTGTTTGGTACAGGCCTTCAGCAAAATTAAAATATAAAGGTCAAAAATTTCAGTTAGATACTGTGCAAAACAGACCGGCATACGACATAGAATATTATATTAGGCCTTACAGAGCTCATCATTCAAATTGGAAACTGCCTTCAGACGAAACCAAAGGATTTGCCCCTGACGACATTCCTGCTCAAATTAAAAAGAAATATGATTATCTGTACACTGGACAAAACGATGATATTATTCGCTGGGAACTAAAATTTGACAATACCTTTTATACTGCTATGTCAGCTCAAGGATATAATAGTCAACGAGGAGCTATAGACAGCGACGGAAAAACTATTAAACCCGAGGATGTAGGTGGAAACACACCTGGTACTAATATTAAAGGATTAACTTTAGAAACTCATGCGGGAAAAATGTTAAGAGACAAAAGATCATCTTATGCTGCTCCACAAGGCGGCGGCACCAAAGATACGGCAGAAATAAGAGTAGCTAGAGCATTTGAACAGGCTATGTTGTTAGATACAGAAATGATAATGTTAGATCTTACCATACTAGGTGACCCGTACTATCTAACTAAATCTGGAGTTTTTATAGACAATGTAGCACCAGTAGCACCAGGAGCTCAGGTCAACAGTGACGGAACGATGGCCAGCGAAGAAAGTCCTTACAGCGGCTTGTTTAGAATCAGAACAGTTAAAAGTAAATTTATTGACGGAGTTTTTACACAAGAATTAAATTTATTTAGAGATCGAGGACAACAGCCTGAAGAATTAATCAACCAGAAATCAGACCCATTCTTACAAAGTCCAGGACTATCACCTACTCCTGATCCTAATAGAGCTCAGCTAAACGGAACTCCGGCAGCAGCAGCAGTTGAACCTGCTATTGCAAGCACTCCGGAGGTATCTGCCGCACCTGCGGCTGCCGCACCTGCGGCTGTCTCCAGTGATAAGTTTGATGTCCAGTCGAATTCACCAGTTGTTAAAGAATCAGCTACAGTGGAAGTACAAACATTTCCAGTAACTACTTCTACAGTTGAAGTTACTCGTGAATGGCGAGCTACCGATAATCAACCTCCGCCTTTTCAAAAGGAAGGTAATGTTAAAACTGGACCTCAGGGACAAAAACTAGAGTATAGTGAAGATTTAGAAAGACAGCTCAATAATGGCAATTAAATTAGGAAATAATAATGGCACAGACGCATAGATTAAATGAAGAGCGATATCAAGAACAGAGGTCGCTAGGAATCCGTTTAGCCAAAGTAGTTGCCCATAAAGATCCAAATTTTATGGGGAGATTAACAGTAACTCTAATTACTACAGATTCTGATCCAATAGGCCTAGAAGGTCAAACAGTGGACGTATATTATTGTCCTCCATTTTTTGGCTCTACAAACTATGTGTTCAATGGTTCTAATACTGGCAACGAAAACGCATTTAATGACACACAAAAATCCTATGGGATGAGTTTTATTCCGCCAGATATTGGAGTAACTGTATTATGTGTATTTGAATCAGAAACCGGCAAGGGATTTTGGGTAGGATGTGTTCCTGATACCTATATGAACAATATGGTCCCTGCTATAGCTGCTTCATCAGCAGTCGACTTATCACCCACTCAAAAAGAAGATTTTGGAAATATTCCGCTTCCTGTAGCAGAATATAATAGGGCAATACAAAGAAAAGAAGGCCCCGACGAAACTAAAAAACCAGTCCATCCTATAGCAGGATTTATGTTGGAACAGGGACTAATCGAGGATGATATACGCGGTAGAACTTCATCTACTATGCGAAGAAATCAAACACCATCTGTGTTTGGTATATCAACAC